ATTAAATATCAAAATGATGAAACTAAATATAAATTTAATACATTTAAAAAAATTAATAATTATAATAATGTTGTTTATATTAATTGTCATAGTAGTCAATTAACTGAATTACCAGAACTTTCAAATTCACTTCAAGAACTTTATTGTGAAAGTAATCAATTAAGTGTATTACCAAAACTTCCTAAATCACTTAAAACACTTTGGTGTGGTAATAATCAATTAAGTGTATTACCTAAACTTCCCAATTCACTTCAAAAACTTGATTGTTATCATAATCAATTAAGTGTATTACCTGAACTTCCTAATTCGCTTAAAACACTTTTGTGTTATTATAATCATTTAAGTGTATTACCTGAACTTCCTAATTCACTTCAATTTCTTTGGTGTAGTAATAATCAATTAAGTGTATTACCTGAACTTCCTAATTCACTTCAATTATTTTGGTGTTATAATAATCAATTTATCAAAAAAATAAAACATCATTATTTAATTAAAATAATTTATATGTATTTCTAGGAAAATTGATTTTATTAAATGATTATTTATAGATAATATAGATAATATAGATAATATACTAAAATAAAATGGCTGCATTATATAAGATTAAAAAATTTAAATATTTTACATCTGAATCAAAAATTGAAAATATTAATGCATTATACAATAAAATTAATTTTAATAATATTGTTGAATTTGACTGTAGATTTAGTAATTTAACTTATATTCAATGTCTTCCAAATTCACTTAAAATATTTGTATGTCGATATAATCAATTAACAGAATTACCTGAACTTCCTTCTACCCTTAAAGAATTAGATTGTGATAGTAATAAATTAACATTTTTACCTAAACTTCCGGATTATTTAAATATATTAATTTGTTCAAAAAATCAATTAATATTTATACCATTAATTTCAAAAACATTAATATATTTTTATTGTAATGGAAATCAATTAACATTATTACCAAAACTGACATCTAAAATTAAATATTTATCATGTTATAATAATCAATTATCTTCATTGCCTCAACTTCCTAAATCACTTAAACATATTGATTGTAGCAATAATAAATTATCTTCATTGCCTCAACTCCCAAACTCACTAATCGAACTTACTTGTGCAAATAATCAATTATCTTCATTGCCTCAACTTCCTAATTCACTTAAAAAGCTTAATTGTAGTCATAATCAAATACTTGGTTCGCTATTTTCATTACTAAAACTTCCCAAATCACTTAAAGAACTTAAATGTTGGAATAATCAATTAAGTGTATTACCAGTACTTCCTAATTCACTTAAAATACTATGTTGTGATAACAATACACTAATTAAAAAAATAAAATATAGATATTTAATTAAAATTATTTGTTTGTAAATTTTTGTCTAGAATGTTTTTTTAATAAAAAAATTGATTTTGAATGTTTTTTTATTGATATTTTATTAATATTTTATTAAATAATTAACGAAAAAATATTTTTTAGAATGATACTCAGAATTAAATATCAAAATGATAAAAAAGTATATAAATTTAGATCATTTGAAGAAATTAAAAATTATAATACAATTATTTATATTTTTTGTGGGAGTAATTGCTTATCTGTATTACCAGAACTTCCTAATTCACTTCAAACACTTAATTGTTCAGATAACAAATTAAACGTATTACCAGAACTTCCTAATTCACTTCAAACACTTCATTGTGGTTATAATAAATTAAGTGTTTTACCTAAACTTCCCAATTCACTTAAAGAACTTTATTGTATGAATAATAAATTAACTCTATTACCAGAACTTCCAAATTCACTTCAAGAACTTGATTGTTCTATAAATCAATTATGTGTTTTGCCTAAACTTTCCAATTCACTTCAAACACTTGATTGTTCTAGAAATCAATTAAGTGTTTTACCTAAACTTTCCAATTCACTTAAAATACTTGGATGTGCATGTAATAAATTAAGTGAATTACCTGAACTTCCTAATTCACTTCAAAAACTTTATTGTGGTTATAATAAATTAAAGAAATTAAATGTAATAGAACTTCCGAATTCAATTAAATATGGATACAATTGGAAAAATAACTTTATCAAAAAAATAAATCATAAATATTTAGATAAAATGTTTTATTTGTAATTTTTTCTCTAGAATGTCTTGTAAATAAAAAATTGATTTTCATTTTTATCATTATTAAATTTGTTATTATTAAAAAATCTGTCAGACATGTTAATTAAAAATTAATTTCATAACAATATTTTTCTAATTCACTTCTAGAACTCAATAAATATCAATTCTAGATGTAAATAAATGAAATTTTCAAATTTATAATCAAATTTATAATCAAATTTATAATCAAATTTATAATCAAATTTATAATCAATTTATAACACAAAATTAAATAAAAAATTGAATTTTTTAATAATTATAATATAAAATCATTATTATAAAATCATTAATATAAAATCATTAATGTAAAATGGCGTTGAATATAAAATATCATGATGATAATCAAAATAATAATCGTGTAGAAGGATATTTAGAGTATGATATCAAAATGGATATTCAAAATAATATTAAATATTATAATCAAATGTTAAATTTGATTGTAAATTTAGATAATTATAATGATATATATTTATTAGAAATATCGAATATAAATATTGAAATATTACCATTACTACCAACAAATATTCAAATATTTAAATGTAATAATGTTAATTTAGTTTCACTACCAAAACTTCCAGATTCACTGAAAGAACTGTTTTGTAATAGAAATCAACTAACAAAATTACCAGAACTTCCGAATATGCTTCGAAAACTGGAATGTTCAATAAATCAATTAACAAAATTACCAAAACTTCCTGATTCAATTTCACATATTAGATGTCATCGAAATAAATTAACTAAATTACCAACTCTTCCGAGTTATCTTGTGTGTCTTGAATGTCAACATAATCAATTGACATCATTACCAAAATTTCCAAATAGTCTATGGTTTGTTGATGTAACTTATAATTTATTAACTACATTAAATATATTACCAAAAATACCATTCTATCCAAAAAAATTAGAATATTTTTACACAGATAATAATAAATTTATCAAAAAAGAAAATCATAATCGAAAATATTTATATTTTATATTTTATAATTTATAATTTATAATTTATAATTAATCATCTGTGTATATTATAAAAAGGATAGTTAATAATTAATTTTTTTTCTAAAAAGTAATTTTCTACAATCTAAATAAAATACAATGTATCCAAATTATTTATATCCAAATATACCAACATTGAATGAACATCAAAGACTTGAAAGAATCGGAGCTATACAAAAAATGAGTTTAGAACAACTCGCAAAATATAAAGCTGAATTAGAATCTGGAAAGAGTGGTCGTATTGGAAAGAGAGATGATACAATTGGAATTCTTGATACTGAATTTAAAAATCCAAATCCATTAAATGGGAAACCATATTCTGAAACATATCGAAAAGAGTATTTTCCAGATGTTAAAAAACAACCTGTATATGGATTAGCTAAACAATTTTTAGATTTATTAGAAGTTAATCAAGTTATTGTTTTAACATCTGAAACAGGTGCTGGTAAGACTGTAGTAATTCCCAAATTAGTTGTTCATTATTTTGGTTATAAAGGTAAGGTGGTAACCACAATTCCTAAAAGAACATATGTATCAATGGGTGCTTCATATGGTGCGAAAACTCTTGATGTAGAATTAGGAAAACAAGTGGGTTATAGACATGGAACGGAAAAGAATATGGATACACCAGAAACTATTTTATTATATGCGACTGATGGTTCTATTACGGCTAAAATGACATCTACAGATCCAGATTTAGAAGAATATAGTGCTGTAATTATTGATGAAGTTCATGAACGTTCAGTAAATATTGATGTGTTAATATTACTTCTACGTAATATGGTTAAAAGGAGACCTGATTTTAGATTAGTTTTAATGAGTGCTACAATTGATGTTCCATTATTTACAAATTATTTTGAAAAAGAAGGTATTAAAACCGCACATTTCCATGCTAGTGCTGGTGGAACAAATTTTCCAATTGATACTGTATGGTTAAAAAAACCTATTGATAAAAAAAATTATGATCAATATGTTTATGCTCATATCGCAAGTATTCTTAAAAATACAACTGAAGGACATATTATCGCATTTATGGTTGGACTTCCTCCGGCAATCAAATTATGTGAAAAATTGAATGAAGAAAGAAAAAAAGGAACATTTAAAGAAAATTTTTTATGTATCCCATTCTCAGCCACGACAAATCAAGAAACGGCAGAAATGGTTAAAACAAAAAATAACGACTTTCTAGCATTACCACAAAAATATTCACGTAAAATTGTCATTGGAACAAATGCTTTAGAAGCTTCTATTACAGTTGATAAAGCGGTTTATGTAATTGAATCTGGATTAGCGAATACTGTATATTATGACCCAAAGAAATTCGCAGATATTAGTGATGTTGTTTATATAAGTAAAGCAAGTATGACACAACGTAAAGGAAGAACTGGACGTAATTGTGCGGGACGATGTTATCATTTATATACACAAGAAATATTTCAAGAAACCGCTGATTTTAATTTACCAGAAATTGTAAAAGCTAATTTTTTGAGTAATTTTATCAGAATTATGGGATTACCAATGAATAAACTTGTTTCAAAAACTCTTCCATTTATAGCTGATATGATAACACCGCCACCAGTTGAAAGTATTGAATCATCACTTTATCTTTTATATAATTTATCATTAATAAATTCTGGAGGAGCATTGACTGATTTAGGACTTGGTATAAGTCAATTTGGTGGAAAGTTTACTCCTGAAATATCTAGAATGATTTTATGTGGTTATTATTTTGATTGTTTTGAAGAAGTGTGTATGTTAGCTACGATGATGGTTTCAGTTTCTGGGACAAGTTCAATATCAAGTTTTATTAAAGAACCAAATAAAAAATCAGAAAACTTCATTAACGAACAAGCATTATTTGAAAAAAATATGAAAAAATATGCGCATCCTAAAGGTGATCATTTAACATTACTTCGTATAGCACAATCTTTTTTTAATACACATCCAATTGATAGGGAAAGTTGGTGTCATCAACATGGATTTAATCCTAAATTATTTTTTGAAGCAATCGAAATAGATTTTGAAGATTTAAAAGCTTCGATTCAAGAAATTGATTTTCCAGAAATATTTGCTGGTTATCCGGTTCCAGATAAAAGAGAAAAATCACCTTTAGAATTTAGTAAGATTATTAAAGAAGCTGGAGATAAATTAATAGTTGATTTTATGAAAGCACAACGAGAACCAGAACCAAGATTTAAATTTAATAAATATGGAGACCGACAAATTCGTTTAGATGCTGAAGCAAAACAAAAAGGTGGTGATTTAAATAATTTAAAAAATGTTATTTCAAACTATGTTGACATATTAGAACATAAAAAATTAAAAGTTCATACTTATGATTATGTAAATGATGATGATCTTAAAAATATTTTAAAAATGAGTAATCCTAAATTTAATCAAAAACAAAATTTAGAGAATTCTGTATCAATATGGGCTTCAAATATTGAAAAATTTGAAAATAATCCAGTTGATGATGCTATTAATAATAATTTTGGCAATTTTCGAGATATTGAAGCCGAAATCAACCCATCACAATCAAATAATATAAACACAAATCATAAAAACAAATTATTACATTATGGATTTGGACGAGATAGATGTTGTTCTGGTGGTTCTTTACAATTTGGTCGTAAAGAAGGTGATACCTTCGGAAAATATAAAGATTTCAATAAATTAGCACAAAAAATTAAAGACAAACTTAAATCTTCTAAAAATATTCAAATTGAAACCATTAAATCTTCTAATCATAAATCAGTTAAAAAATCTGTTAAAAAATCTGTTAAAAAATCTGTTAAAAAATCTGTTAAAAAATCTGTTAAAAAATCTGTTAAAAAAGATAAGATAAATAGAGGTGATAATAGTAATCAACCTAGAAAGAGTCAAGATAAAAATTTATCAACAGAGGAAATTGAAAATGAACGTATTAAATTTCAAAATTGGATGGATAGTATATCATTAAGAACAGAGTCAGGAACATTACCATATTTTAAGAAATTTGATAATAAAGAAGATAATATTATGGCATGTGTATTTTTTGGATTTTATCTCAATTTAGCGGTTAATTATTATCAAAATAAATATTTAGTTAAATTAGGTAAAATTGATTCAATGTTAGGTATATCTACATTAGCTTATCAGAAAAAACAACCACCATTAATAATTTATCAAAATTTCGCAATTAGTTTTGGTAAAGCTAGTTTTACAATTTGCTCTGAATTAGAAACAAAAATAATTAATGCTTTTATTCCCCATCACGAATAATATTTTCTCTTAGATTTTGTTCTTTTTTTACTATTTTTTCGTTTAGAATAAGAACCAGCACTCATATTATTATTATTATTACTATTATTACTACCCAATGGTTGTGTAGAATTATTTATTTTTTGTTTTTTTGATGGATTTTGACAATTAAAATTACCAGACATATAACCAATTAATTCTTCGATATTTTCTATATCACTACATGATTTATTATTATTATTTTGACGTTTTCGTTTTCTAGAGCCGTTATGATTATTTTGATTATTATTTGTATGATTATTTTGATTATTATTTTTAATTTGTTGTTTATGGTTATCGATTTTATTATATATATCTAGAACAATTGATTTTATGGTATTAAATTCAAAATTACCTATTTCAAAATATGTGTTAATTTGATAATTTTTTATATGTTCATTAAATCCATCTAGAAATTCATCATAATCTTTTTTCAAAAGTTGGTTTAGTAAATATG